GTAGCTCGTGCGGAGTACTTTAAGCAGTACAACCAGTCCGAAATAGCCAAACAAGCGAAGCGGAAGTACTATCAGCGCAATGCAGAACTAGTAAAACTAAAAGCTCTTTCGCGCTCAAACGAAGACCGGCGTAGGTATAGAAATAAGTATCGGATCACCAATCCCGACTTATATCGCGCCCACGTCAGCTACCGCCGTCGCCGGTTCCGGAACGCTACGCCCAAGTGGCTGACCAAGGAGCACAAGCAGGCTATACGGCAGTTCTATATCGACGCCATAACAGTGAGTCGGGTCACGGGGGTGCCGTATGTTGTGGACCACATCGTCCCGCTTTTAGGCTCTACGGTGTCGGGTCTTCACGTCCCTTGGAACCTGCGGGTCATCACCCGCGAGGAAAACCTCGCCAAGTCAAATCAGCTTGTTGACACCCTTTCTGATTGAGCGTATACAGAACCTTCGGGAAAAATTCGCTTATCAGACAGCCCCCGACTGACGACATGCAGACTGATAAGCACCGTTATTACTCGCATGTGAGGAGATATATACATGGGTACGACTACATTTTCTGGCCCGGTTGTTTCGCAGAACGGCTTCGTTGGCGATTTCACCGGTAACATCACGGGCAATGTCACGGGCAATGTCACGGGCAATGTCACGGGCAATGTCACGGGCGATGTCTTCGCTTCGGTTCAGTCCCTCTCGGGCGCTGGTGCGGTCAACGTGACCGATATGTTCACCTCGCTCACCACGACTGGCGCGGCTCAGGCCCTGACGCTTGCCAACGGCACGGTGGGGCAGATGAAAATCATCGCTCACGCGGTTGATGGTGGTTCGGCGGTGCTCACCCCGACCACGAAAATCGGCTTCACTACGATCACGTTCACGAACGTTGGTGACGCGGCTACGCTGGTCTACACTTCGGCTGGCTGGGCTATCGTGGGCATCAGTGGTGCGGTTGCTGCTTAATAGGAGCCTTACATGGCCATGCAAACTGACGTCTTATCCGCCCATGTAGACGCTACGGGTACGATGGTGACTGGGCGTAACCGGCTTAAAGGTTATCAGTGTGTCTCTGGCGGAACAGCTGGAGAGATCGTTTTCCGTGATGACGGCGCGACCGGCACTGTACGGCTGCGTTTTAACATCGGCACCGGCACTCAACCGATTGGGTTACTTATCCCCGGCGAAGGCATTTTGTTTTACACGGATATTCACGTCACCCTCCCAGCATCGGCAAAAGCCACGATCTTCTATGGCTAAGTCTCCTGCTTGGCAACGCAAGGAAGGGAAGAACCCGGCTGGAGGCTTGAATGCCAAAGGCCGGGCTTCTTACAACAAAGCCAACCCCGGCAAGCCGGGCCTGAAGCGTCCTCAGCCTGAAGGCGGCTCTCGTAAGAAATCGTTCTGTGCTCGCATGTCGGGCATGAAGAAAAAGCTTACGAGTGCCAAGACAGCGAATGACCCGAACAGCCGGATCAACAAGTCGCTCAGGGCGTGGAAGTGCTGAGATGGACACTTTCATCTGGAACATGATCCTGACCGGTGCTGTGACCATCATCGGGTACGTGATGAAAGAGAAGTCTGACGAGATCCAGCGTATCGGGATCTTGCTCAACAAGACCCGCGAAGAAGTTGCACGGGATCACATAACGCGGGTTGAGGTGCAGGCTAACTCGCAGATGCTCTTGGACCGGCTTGACCGTCTTGAGCAGAAGATTGATCGACTGATGGAGCAGCACCGTGCCCAGTAAGTCAAAGGCGCAGCGTAATTTGATGGCCGCTGCCGCCCATAATCCAACCTTCGCTAAAAAAGTCGGGGTCCCGACCAAGGTGGCGAAGGAATTTACCAAGGCCGACAAAGGCCGTAAATTCAGGAGTAAGTCGAAATGAAGATGAAAATGAAAGGTATGGCTGACAAGGCCGGTCGCGCCATGAAGCGCCGTACGCCGGACACGATGGGCCGTGCGATGGTCAAGGGCTACAAGGAAGGCGGCATGGTGTACCGCAAGGGTGCCGATGGCATCACTGCTAAGGGCAAGACCAAGGGCAAGATGGTCAAGATGGCCTACGGCGGTAAGTGCTAATGGCTAATGGCCCGCCCAAGCGCAGGCGAATCCCGCTTCCGGGAGATCGTGCTACAGGATTTCGCAATCCGGTAGAAAAGCCTAGGGCGACCCCCTCGGCTCCTGATGCGCCTGCACCCAAAAATTGGGAGGACGATCTTGTCATATTAGATAGAGTCGTAACTCCAGAATCGTACCGGGAGAGCTTGTCTCCTGAAGAGCAGAAACGGTACGACAAAGAGCAGATGGAATTGAGACAAAGACAAGAACGTGAGCGTAGAAAAAATTTTGACGACCGAGCGATAGACCCTGAAACTTATATGAAAATGTTTGGTCGGAAAGGCCGCACAACTACCGCAAAAAGTGGCGGTACTATGAAGTCTTACGCCAAGGGTGGTTCCGTTTCCTCCGCTTCCAAGCGGGCTGATGGTTGTGTTACTAAGGGTAAGACCCGAGGAAAGTTTGTATGAAACCTATTGACGATATGTCTTTTGACGACGCTTTTAAGAAGAAGCGCCGCGAACTTGGTCCGGGCAAAACTTTTACGTGGCAGGGCAAAAAGTATACGACCGACAGAAAAGACGATCCGATGGACGACCTCACGCCGCGAGGCAATTTGCCGTCGCCAGAAGACGACGTGACGGAAGGCGGTCCTAGGCAGCGAAACACTCCCCGCAATCCTCCGAAGGGCGCAAAAGATCCCGCGCCCATGACTCGCGTGGATATGGGTGGTGTCAGTTTTGGCGACCCCGAGATGACACGCGACGAACAGGGGAGCATTGCAAAAAACCTTCTTAAAGGTGTTGCAACGATAGGTTCTGCTGGCTCTGCTGGGCCGGTTGTAAGAGGAGTCCAGACTGCCAAGCGTCGTTACGATATCGGTAGGCGCGTCGATGCTATGACTGAAAACCAGCAGAAAACTGCGTTCCTTCGTGCCGCACGGGAGGCTCGTGAAGTTGACGGTATGCGCTCTGGTGGGCGGGTGAAAAAGTACGCTTCCGGCGGCTCCGTCTCTTCGGCTTCTAAGCGTGCTGACGGTATTGCTGTAAAGGGTAAAACCAAGGGGAGGTTCGTCTGATGGCTAGTTCTAAACAAAAATCACGCGCCATGACTGAAAAAGAAAAAGAGGCTTATGTAGACCGCGTAACTGCTCCAGTTAGATCTGTAGGAAAAAATGTCGGTAGGCGATTAGAGAGAATTGGGGCTGCTGGTCTTAGCACACTAGGTGGGGCGGCTCTTGGCGCTTCTGGGGCAATAGAAAGACTTCGTGACAAAAAAGAAAGTGACAATCTTTTTAAAAGATCAAGAAATGCATTGCGTTCATCAGGTAGAAGTGCAAAAGCAGTATTTGCAGGAGAACCTGACGACAATATTGAGGACAGATACGTAGACATCGCCGGTGATAGGATTCCCGGAGCAGAAAAAATTAACTACCGTAGCGGCGGCAAAGTTAAGAAGTACGCTTCCGGCGGCTCCGTCTCGTCTGCGTCCAAGCGTGCTGATGGCTGCGCTACCAAGGGCAAGACTCGCGGGAAGTTCGTCTGATGATGCCGTCGCGTGGTATGGGTGTTATGGCTCCTAGCAAGATCCCTCGTGCCAAGCGACGTGGGGACGACAAGCCCGTGAAGACTTTCAAGAAGGGCGGCGAGAGCAAGGTCAACGAGGCCGGGAACTACACCAAGCCCGGCATGCGTGAGAGCCTGTTCAAGTCGATCAAGTCTCGGGCTGTGCAGGGTACCAAGGCAGGTCAGTGGAGCGCCCGCAAGGCGCAGTTGCTTGCTAAGAGTTACAAGGCCAAGGGTGGCGGGTACAGAGACTAATATGAAAGCCCCACAGCAGTCGCTTAAGGCGTGGACTCAGCAGAAATGGAGAACCAAAAGTGGTAAACGATCTTCTGACACGGGTGAAAGATATCTTCCGGAATCTGCGATCAATGCTCTCAGCTCCTCCGAGTACGCCCGAACCACCGCCGCCAAGCGAAAAGGCAAAGCCCAAGGCAAGCAGTTCGTCCGGCAACCCAAGGGCGTTGCTGCTAAAACGCGCAGCTTCCGCCAAGCGGGTAAAGGGTAAGAAGTAATGGCCGACAAGACTACAGCCACAACCGACTTCAATCTCGACCTCAACACCATCGTGGAAGAGGCTTTCGAGCGTTGTGGTGCGGAACTTCGTAGCGGTTACGACCTGCGTACGGCTAAGCGTAGTCTGTCCCTATTGCTCATGGACTGGTCCAACCGGGGCATCAATCTGTGGACGCTTGAGCAGGGCACGCATGCCTTGACCTACAACGTCGGGACCTATGACCTCCCTGCCGACACGGTGGACTTGCTCGACCATGTGATCCGGACGGGTACCGGCACGAACCAGATCGACATCAACATCAGCCGGATTTCGTCCAGCACCTACGTTGCCATCCCGAACAAGAACGCGACGGGGCGTCCGATCCAGATCTGGATCAATCGTCGTACGGGTGCAACCGATGCCAATAATGTCGTGGTCTATCCGCAGTTCACGGTGTGGCCGAAGCCCGACAACAGCACCTCGTACACCATTTACTACACCCGGCTGCGCCGCATGTTCGACGTGGGTAATGGCTCTAACGGGCAGGACATCCCGTTCCGCTTCCTGCCCTGCATGGTCGCGGGCTTGGCCTACATGCTCTCGATGAAGATTCCCGGCTCTGAAGCTAGGATGGCGGCGCTCAAGGCTCAGTACGACGAGGCTTGGGATCTGGCTGCGGGCGAGGATCGGGAGAAGGCTGCGGTGCGGTTCGTGCCGAGACAGAGCTTCCTTGGGGGCTACTGATGCCTAATCGGTTTGCAAGTGGCAAAAATGCTATCTCGCAGTGTGACCGCTGCGGGTGGCGCTTTAAGCTGAAGGAGCTTAGGCCGCTTGTCATCAAGACCAAGAACGTTAATATCCTTGTTTGCGGGTCGTGCTGGGAGCCTGATCAGCCGCAGTTGTCGCTTGGTCTCTACCCGGTGGACGATCCGCAGGCAATACGGAACCCCCGCCCGGACACGACTTATTTTGCACCCGGAAATGACGGCGCGGGTGGTAGTAGAATGATCCAGTGGGGCTGGAACCCGGTTGGTGGGGCTAGCGCAGATGATGCAGGGCTGACCCCGAATTATCTCGTATCCAAGGGATACGTAGGCGATGTAACGGTCGTAACGACCTAGGAGATGAAGATGGCGAGTAAACTTGAGAAGCATGCGGCTCTCCCGGCGAGCAAGGCTCACGGTCCGGGTCGGGTCAAGAACATGCGTGCTGGTGGCAAGACCAACAGCGACATGAAGAAGTACGGTCGGAATATGGCGAAGGTGATGAACCAGCGCAGC